CACCCGCCAGGGCTGGCCGAGTAGATTCTTGGGTGGAACGGGGCTTTTGGCGCGCTTTGTGTTGCGGTTCAAATGGTCTACTTTTATGATCCCGTTTGCATTTGAATCAAACCCTGACCCTTGGTTAGAGTTGTAGCAATCCCCTAGATTTACCCATATCGTCCCGTCATCTCGCAGCACCCGCCATACCTCGCGGAAAACATCCACGATAGAAGCAACCCACTCATCGGGCGTAGACTCCAGCCCGATCCCTTCGTCCCCTAGTCCATAATCCCGGAGCCCCCAGTAAGGAGGCGAGGTGATCACACACTGGACCGACTTATTCCCAAGCGGGATAGCCCGAGCATCGCTCTGAATCAACATGGGGCCTCGCTAAGCGGCTGTATAGATCCGCTCGTGGGGCGTGTTGGGGGTGGCTTCATTGAGCAGCCAACACAGGGGCAGCCCCGGGGATGGTCTGCACAATCTGGGTCTGGCATGTACAGCGAACGCGTAGGCGTGCCACTCCAGTTAACGTCCAGCCGTTCGACGATCAATGAGCCCCAGCACCTCTTGGAATAGTCGCAGTAAATGCATTGCCATGGGAGCCTGAAATGATTTGCCTTGGGAGATCCTATTTCTCGTTTTGCAGTTTTTCGCCGGTAGAGCGATGGGACCGGCACGAGCTGGACCCTATCGGGGAGCTGTCGTGGAGCCATATCAGCCGAAAGGTTCGCGTTATGTAGGTGTTGTTCTAAACGCTCGGGGAAGGAGGCGTCCCTCCGCAGCCATTGTCCGTAAACTGCTTGGCTGTTCTTGCACTCGGCCAGGAAATACCCGTAATCGACGCCTTGCGCCATCATGTAGCCCTGGCACTGCCACCAGTACGGGTCGTCGGCAGACAATCCTTCCTTGCACCACCGAGAAAAAGCGAAGCTGTTTGATGATTTGACTTCGAGGATCGCGCGCCCTGACCACTCGCCCCCGTTATTATATTCTAGCAACCCGTCCGCGTGGCCGTTGATTTCGAGGGAGCCCAGCTGGATAGATGAAGCCCGCTGGGGATTCCACTCGCTCAACCGCCACGGGAGACCGGACGAGTGGAGGGCATCCTCTAAAATCGCGCACATCCACCACTCAGCCATTGAACCATGTGCGAACACCCGTTTGGACCTAGCGTCGAGCGTTCGTTCCACAGGGGCGCTCTCACGTCGATACGCAAGCTTTTTAGCGCACGAGCCAAGCTGAGATACCGATACCCATCGGCGTTTCGGTTCCCAGCCTTCGAGCTGCTGCCGCAGCTTGGATGACACCGGCTCAGCAGAAACTGCCCGATAGATTGGCCGGGGGTTATTCAGACGCCAATCCAGCAAGCCTTTCAGGTCGGGCAGCTCCATCTGATCATCGGGCTGGAGTGTCATCAACTCGAATCCTTTTGAGGGATGGTGCCCTTCTCCATTAGCATCGCGGGCCACAGGCCGAGGAGACCCGTATCCCACCATTCAGGCTTGCCCGGGATGATCGCGTGATCGAGCAAGAGCTGTATACGCCTCCGCTCCAAGACAAGCATGCTCTCCAGCTCAGGAGAGGCTTTGTTGCCGGAACCGACCCCTACAGGCCCTTTCAACAGCCACTTGTTGACCCTGCTAGCCCAATATCGGACCGGCTTAGAACCGATCTGCCTCTGGTCGAACTCATCTGTAGACGCCAGGAACCTGTCCCACCCCGCGGAAAGATCCGAGAGAGGAATATCAACACTGGCTAACATTTTTTTCAGAGCCCGACCGTCCGAGGCGTCGAAGCAGGGCGCTAGCTTGAGTCCGGTCGCCGTCTCATAGCTGCTGAAAAGCTGCTCTACTAGCCGCTTGAAGCGGGGATCTACTGCCGGTTTCTTCACAGGACTAAAAGGGGACGTCATCATCAAACGGCGGATCGCTGCTTATGGTATTCATAGTATTAGAGGAACCGTTTATTATTTCATCTAAGTCTGACAGCTTTTTCCTGATTGCTTCCAGCAGCTCTTCTGCTGTTCCTGGCCTGGTAGATGCGGCGCTCTTGAGTGCGGACCGTGTAGCCACCAGAAGCGCTTCCCCTTCCGAGTCGCCTGGACCAATAACGCGCTTGAGCGCGAGCCCTGCCTCCATGAGTTCTCTGATCTGATCCTTTGACAGCCCCATGGCTGGGGGTGTAGCCGCCGGTGTAGCAGCAGGGACACTCAGCCGCACCCTAATCGCTAGCGTGGTCTGGCCCTTGAAATCCACTTCGGTCGCAAACAAGGTGATCTGGTTTCCTGTCCATGCATCGGTGTCCTGCCCATACAGAGCACTAATGGTGTTGGCATTGGTACGGTTGATCACAAGCCCCTTCTTTGTCTCCAGGAAGTAGGCGACCGGCTTCAGCTGCTCGCCGAGATCTTCCTGTAAGACAGTTTTGATGGTAAGCGTCAGGTTGCCATCCAGTTCAGCGGCCTTGAGATATTTGCTGGGGAAGAGATCGGCCATCTTCATCGTGTGCTCCTATAGGTTGTGGGTGTCAGCACATAATACAGGGACTCAGTCCGAGTATAGAAACAGTGCCCGCACTCGTCGGGCCGTGCCAGCAGAGGATAGTTGCTCTGGTGGGACATGCTCACAGGGTTGCCGCAGTTCCGGCAGGGCGCTCGATGCCCAGAGCCTCCGCACTCGTAGCACGTGCGGTGATCGTGTTTTTCGTCCGAGTAAGTCTGGACCCGGCCGCAGCCGTTGCAAGTCGGGCAGGTCCGGCGTTGCAACTTTCGGTTCCTGCTTGGTGTTCGTTCCATGTCATCTCCTTTTCTGTAGGGAACGGCTAACGTTGAGTAGCTCTGCCTTCCGCGCCGCCTCCTCTTCTTCGTGTTTCCTTACGCGATCCTTAAATGCAGTGCTTTCAACATAGGCGTTCATCTGTTCAAGGTCGTTGTGGGCGTAATGGGTCTTATCTTGTCTCGTGCTCATGATTGCTCCTTCTCCTTTGCGGTTGCGGTTCGTTGTTTCGATCACAAGAGCCATTATATCCCAAGAATATCCCACGTGTCAACCCTCTGGGGACATTTATTGCTTTTTTACCCCATTATCGAGTAGAATAGCTCATTATGATCAAGAAAACACTCCGGCTCTACAACCCCAAGCCGCTACAGGATTCTAGGATGTGGATACATGGCTGGTCGCAGAAAGAGCTTGCCCAGAGGGCCGGCATCAACCGCAGGACGGTCTGGAAAGTCGAAGCAGGAACAGCCGGATTCTCGAGTGTCTCGAAATGCCGGCTGGTACTCGGAGTGGCTCCCCACGAGCTGAGGCCGGTTGATCAGGACTGAGCTATTCTAATGCGCTGGACGGAGGAGGAGTGGGAGGAATATAGGGGCAAACAGAACCTCAGGGCGCGTCTGGTTGCCACAACCGTGCCCACGGCTACTCCTCCCAAGCGGGCCAGCCTGGTCGCCCCTTACAGGAGCAAGCTGGAGAAGCTCTATGCCGCGCACGTGCAGAATCAGCTGTTAGCTGGAGAAATCAGCGCATGGAGATACGAACCGCAGAAATTCAGGCTAGCCAAGGCCACGTTTTATACGCCGGACTTTTTGATCGTTCGGTATGGATCTCAAGAAGGGCCGCCACATTTTTTGTTGACGTATGACGAAGTCAAGGGCACTTGGAACCGTCAACAGTCTGAAAAGAGTCGGGTGAAACTCAAAGTCGCCGCCGAGATGTACCCATGGTTTTTGTGGCGCGGTGTCACCTACCGGCAGGGTCAGTGGGAATATGAAGAGATAGGAGATCGAATTAGATGGTAATAATTCCTCGCTGGTTGATCGCTCGCGGAGATACTTTTCCGCTCTGGTTCAAGGTTCTCCCTTCAGTCCTGTTGGGGGCTGGCGTCTCTCGGTTCGTGTGGATGGGGATTAGCTGGGTCTGGCATTGGGCCGCGCTTGAGCTAATCGTTTGGGTGGTGCTCGCGTGTCTCACGCTCAATTATTTGTGGGATAAGATCTCGAACACCCAAAGATATTTTGATCTTAGATGAGACTGAAAGCAGGCGTCCGCCCTCATGGTCTCGCCCCCGAAATCATGCTCGGGATCTCGATTTGCCACCAGATTTTTCTAGCTCGGGGATTGGAGCTGGTTATTACCTCCCTAGTAGACGGGAAACACAGCGTCGGCTCGTTGCATTATGTCGGCCACGCCGCAGACTTCAGGACGCGAAATATTGAGCCCGAGGACGTCCAAACTATTGCTCAAGAGTGTCGGGATAATTTGGGAGACGATTATGATTTCGTGGTCGAAAAGAACCATTATCATCTGGAGTTCCAGCCAAAAAAAGAATATTAGCGTCTTCTAGATTCCTGTCCCCATATTTCTCGAATGTTCGACCGCGATAAAGCCCGCGAAGCACTGAACCTGATCTCGCTGCTCGTCAAGCCCTCCGGCGAACTGTTCGACCCTGAGCCCTGGGAAACAGAGATAATCCAGGATATTTTCGGGAACGTGGATAGGAGCGGCGACCGCATCTACACCCACGGGCTAATCGAAATTCCAAAAAAAAACGGCAAGAGTACCCTGGGAGCGGCTCTCTCCTTGGTCGCGTGGCTAGTTGACAAAGAGGAGGCGCGCGAAGTTGTCTTGGCTGCCACCTCGGCAGATCAGGCCGGCCGTGTTTTTTCGATGGCGCGGCAGATGGTAGAGAAGACCCCGCTCATCCGGCCCCTAGTGGACATCAAAGCGCACACCAAGGTTATGTTGTTACGGGCGGACCCCAATAATCGCCTGTATGCGATATCAGCTGACGCCGGTACAGCTGACGGCATCGAGCCGCATTTCGTGTTGATGGACGAGCTGCACCGCCACAAATGGCGCGACCTATACACGGTCTGCCGCTATGGTCAGGCAGCTCGTAACAACACAACCATGCTGTCAATCACGACGTCTGGGGTTTCAGAGGAAACCATCGGCTGGGAGATCCACGAATATGCCAAGGCCGTTCTAAGCGGGGCATTGATCGATCAGAATTTCTATTCAAAAATCTGGAGCTTGGGACTAGAGGAAGACTGGACCAGCGAGGAGAACTGGAAACGGGTTAATCCCTCCCTCGGCTCGATCAAGTCGCTCTCGGCCATGAGAGAGGACTTCATTTTAGCCCAGCGCATCCCAGCACAGGAGAACCAGTTCAGGCGCTTTCATCTCAACCAGTGGGTGGCGCAGGAAAATATCTGGTTTCAACTCCGGGAGTGGGATAAGTCGGCTGCTGAATTGCCGGATAGTGTCTGGCGCACTGAGGACGTCTACACAGCATTCGATCTATCCGCCACTCAAGACCTGACGGCGCTCGTAGCCGTCTGCGAGCACGAAGGCGTCCTCGGTATTAAAGCCTGGCATTGGATGTGTGAGCGGACTTACAACGCAAAGAGACTGAAAGATGGTAGGTATATGGAGTGGCGGAAATCTGGCGAGCTTACTGTGACGCCAGGCTCTGCAATTGAGGAGGAGGTTATAGCGGAGAAGCTGGAGGCGCTCGCTGAGCGTGGCTACAGACTCAGAGAATTAGCCTATGACCCATTCAACGCTGCTCGGCTCTCTGGACGGCTGGACGCCCTGGGGTATACCCTGGGTCCCGTGCGTCAGGGATTTTTATCGCTGTCACCACCATCAAAAGAGCTTGAAAGGCTCGTCGCGGTAAATGCGTTAGCTCATGGGGGCAACTCGCTACTCCGATGGCAAGCGTCGGTTGTGAACCGCGAGGAGGACCGGCACGGCAACATCCGACCAGTCAAGCCGAAAAGAGGCCGAAGCGAGAAGAGGATAGACGGCATAGTGGCTCTGATAATGGCTGTCGACAGGGCTACCCGCAATCGCCCCAGCAAAAAAAGCGTGTACGCTAGCCGGGGAATTCTACAAATCTAGATCGGAGGAGGAAGCGATATGGGTTCCTTTATCAACAAGGTGATGGGCGGTGGCCTTCTAGAGGGCGTCTCGCAGATCATCGGTAGATTCAAGTTGTCTCCGACTGAAGCCGCCACGCTGGCTCATGAGGTCAAGGTTCTCGCGGCGAGCCGAGAGGCGCAGATGGAACAGACATTTCGGGCTGAAATGGCTGCCAAAGAACAAATAATCACTTCTGAGATGTCTCAAAGCGATTCCTATACTAAGCGCGCCAGGCCGTCCCTGGTCTACGTCGGGCTCGGGGCTATTGTCTTCAATTACTGCTTCATTCCATTGCTCCAAACCATCATGGAGATTACCGTGACGCCTTTCGCGCTACCGTCAGAGTTTTGGGCAGCGTGGGCAGGCACTGTGGGGCTTTGGTCAATTGGCCGATCTGTTGAACGTACAGGCAACAAAAGCAAAATTGTTACCCTAATCAATGGCAGTTAGAACAGCCCAAAAGGCGCGGGGATGGGCCTCGGTTATTCTGATGGATAGTCACACTCTAATACTATAATTATAAGTAGGACTACAATGGTAGATATTGGCTTCTTAGTAGGTTGCTGCCTCGCGTTAGGGATCTTCTTGATTATTCTAGCGGCATCCTTCAGAATCCGTTACGAATTCAAGCAGGATCATACGCCCAGAAACTGGCGCACCTACGAATAGTGTGCTAAAAATATAGTTCTAAAATGACTGTAGAAAGCTGGGGAAAGCTTGGGACCATCTTGACGAGATTGAAAGTCTTTGCCGCAAGTTGCCTGTTGTTCGGTATTTTATTCTCACACCTATACCCAGCGCCGCCTGAACGGGTTGCCGAGCCCTCGTTTTTCGGAATAACGTCGTCTGAGATTCTTGAACGTCTGGCCCGGACAGAGGCGCGCCTAGATTCAACACTCTCACGGCAGCAGGAAGTCGTTGCCGGGAATGAGGTGTCCAGGCTAGCAATGGCGGCCCTGATTAGCCGGCAGGAGCGCATGGAGGCGACTCTTGAATGGCTAGTATGGCTGACTACTGGGGGCGGGTTTACGGTCGGATTGATGGGGCTGGAGCGCTTGACGGCGGTGATCCAGTCTTTTAAGAAAGTCTAATGGGGCTTGAACTTCTAATCTTTTAATATTATACTTGTCAAGGATCTTCTTAGGTTGGGAGCCCGGGGGCGGGGATTATCAACTTGGATTGTGGATAGCCTCCGGGTCTCTTTTTTATTCAATAGAAAAGGGTCAACATTCTAAAAACAAATCTACCGAGAATTCTATTGGGAGCCGCTTCAAGGCTCTTTTTTCGTTCCCAGGGCATGCCGTACCATCTGAGCCCAAATCTAGGAATGCATCCACAGGCAAAAGCCACATGTAAGGAACGTGGCCGCTCAAGGATCAATCGGCGTGTTGTTTCAGTACAAAGCTCTGACGGTCACCCGAGCGCTTGGTTTTACGCACCACCCCCCGTGCGGAGTCTGCTATCGCGGAATTTTCCACGATCAAATAACTCCGCCTGAAGGGACGTTATGAATAGAGACCTGCATAACAACGCTCTCCTGATTGTCACCTTAACAAACGAGCCCCGGTCTCAGATCGAGGGCTGATTTAGCCGCTGCTGCTCTTTTTTTCAGCAGTGGGAAATCTACAGGGACAGTTGTGCCCAAAACGCTCACGAGGCTGTTAACTTCGATCAAAAAAAAATTACGCACCTCCGCGTTGAACGATTTCTGGTATGAGACTGGCGGAATCGGTAGCAGTCAGCCATCTACGTCTGGGGCAGCCGTCAACCAAGATAGCGCCCTTCAGCTGTTGGCAGTCTGGTCCTGCATCAAGGTGATCTCAGAGTCGCTAGCAACTTTACCCTGGCCGCTATATAGACGATTAGAAAATGACGGCCGAGAGAGGGCTCAGGATCACCCGCTATATACTGTCCTTCACGACCGCCCCAACCCTGAACAGTCCAGTTTTTCGTATCGGCAGACCCTAGCAATCCATCTTTGCACATGGGGAAACCACTACGCTGTCATCGAGCGGGATGTGGTTGGACGGGTCCAGCGGTTGTGGCCTCTACGGCCCGACCGAGTACGGATCGAGCGGGTGGCCGTCAATGCTCCATTGCAGTATGTGTTTTCGTCGAATACTGCTGGCGATGTGGTGTTCAAGGCAGACGAGATCTTCCATATCAAGACGTTTTCCCGAGACGGCGTTTCAGGGATGAATCCGATCTCAGTCGCGTCGGAGACTCTCGGCCTCGGTATCGCTCAACGCGATTACGGGGCCAGGCTCCTGGGGAACGACGCCAGGCCCTCTGTGGTCCTCAGATATCCAGGAGAGCTTGACGAA